TTTAAAAAATCAGGAGAGTTGGTTTTTCCTGAGGATGAATAATTTAAATTTTCAATTCGATGTATTTCGGGTGAATTTATAATGACCGACTTTTGTTCTTCAGAAATGTTTAAATACATTGATAATGGGTGATTTTTTAAATTCATATCAAATTCCAACCCTAATAATATGGATACTTGAAGGGTACAGAAACATCCTCTTAAATAATCTCCTAGTCCAGGAGGTGTTCCATTTTTAAAATTATCGGATTGATAAACATTTACCAATTTTTTAATATTACGATTATTAAAAGTAGATATTATTTGCTTAATAGATAAGGGTTTATTTTTAGGGTTGTTATACATACTTGATAACATTTGTGTAATAGTATTTGGGTTATCCGTGCGGTTAATCATAGTGTGTATTTGTTTATTTCTAGACATATTTGAATTAAATATGCCAGTAAATATCATTACTTTATATGAATATTATATGTTCAATATATTTGACACAATGAATTTGGAGGAAAACGGATGGTCGCATCGCGACCAGCAGTTTTCTGATTATATTCCTCGCGAAGCAATGGCGCCAGCCGAAGTAATATGGATGAAAACTTCTATTCGCATCGCTCATATTTCTTCGACTTCGACTTCGTTTTCCCCCTATCAGTTTTTCTCGAGAATCGCATTAATTTCATTTAATATTTTGGGTGTAATTCCACCATGAGACCAATTTTGAATAAAAAAAGAATGATTATTTATTTGTTGAAGTTGTTTTTTCATAAGGAGCTCTTTAGTGGTTAAAAAATTATATTCATCTGAATAATTGTGACAAAAAAACCCTAAATATTCGAATTCTTCAAATATTTTAGATAATTTTGGAAAAGCATCTGTTATTTTTACATGGATTGGAATTTTATATAAAATACATCTTTGTTTACAATATTGATCGTAATTGCATTTATGTAACTCTATAAATTTATTATGTGCATTTTCTAAACTTTTTTTGGTAAAAACAAATGGAAACCCATTACTCATATAATGATTTTTTTGTTTTGTATATGTGGAATCTTCATATGCAGTTTTCCAAACATTAAAAACAACATTTGTAGGATCATCTTCTTTTTTCAAATAAAACCATTCTATTTTTCCATCGTCTTTAATAAAATGACTACAATTTAATTTTTGTTTTAATATAAGATCACTATCTAAAATAATAATATATTTAGTTTGACAATCTAAATAACAGGTGCTTTTTACTACCATTTGTTTGATATATCCATGGTAATCGTAATGCACAGGAATGATTCTACATGTTATAAAAGTATTCATATCTATTAGTTTAATTAAATTACATAAGTCTACAAATGCTACATCATGTGTATAAATTATAATTTCGAAAATATTTATGGGGTCCAAATATTTTTTTAATGACAATAAACTATATTTTAACCAATCCAAATCATTTTTATAGGTTTTGTATATTAAAGTAAACATTTTGTTATTATCCATACTATTATTTATAGTAGTATTTTATTTTAGTAGACGTTACGAATTCGAAAACACATTTACGGAAACAGAATACTTCACTAACGTTCCGTATTCTGTTATAATTTAGTATTTATTTATTTTTATACAAAATATGATTTATCCACATTTGTTTTTAATCCTAATGAAATGTGGAGAAATATACCTAGTTTCAAAACAACCAGATTGGAAAAAATGCGAACCTATTTTACATATACCTATCCTCATTTGAATACCATTTTCAAATTTCATTTATATAAAAATTTCAGGGGATTATCAGCATCAGTGTCACCTAAATATGTGTGTATATGTTTATGAACTATTTATTGTGTATCTCCTATTTTTAGTATTTTAAGCCAAAATAAATCGCTGATAATTCTATCATATGGATTTCTTACGATAGTTATAATATTTAATTTTTCATTAAAGCTTACATCTAAAATATCTCTATATTTATAGATGGTATTATATGTTAGATGTTGTAAAGATATATTGTTAATATTTTCGGGTAAAATATTTTTTTTATCAAAACCAAAACAGGTTTGGGTATATATATTTTCAAAATACGTTTCTAAAGAGGAGCCTCCTGTTTTTGGTATATGAATAAATAAAATATTTCCTTCCTTGTAATACGGCATATAATATTATCAGAATATAATATTATCAGAATATAATAATGAAGTTAGTAAAAAAAGTATATAATCATTATGTAAGCGTTGATACAGAAATTGATATAAATAATTCTGAAAATTATAATATCTATTCAGTTTATTTTATTAATTGTTTAGTTAATAATAATTATTATTCTTGGTTATTAAATCAAATAAATTTAATTAAGGAGTTTAATTCTACTATATATATTATTGCGATTATTTCAAAATTAGATGAAGCACAATTTACGACCGATGTTTTAAAATTATTTCCAGGAGTAAACGTATTGTGTTTTAATGAAAATGAATATGAATATAGAGGAATTTTAAAAGTTTGGGAGATAGGACAAATACATAATAATAAAAATGATATAATACTATATTTTCATTCAAAAGGCGTTACACATAATCCAAGCTATGAAATGAATAGAAATGATCATTATAATATAATTTTAAAGGATATTGCTAAAATTAAAGAAATTTTTACAATATTTCCAAAAATAGATAAAATAGGATATTCTGCTGGTGGTATAGGTTGGATATGGTATAATTTTTGGTATGCTCGTGGGTCATACATTAATAATGTTGAAAAACCAATTAAAACAGATAGACGACACTATTACGAAGATTGGTTAGGAAGACAAATAGATAGTGATGATAAAATATGTGATAACGAAAGACCCATTTCATGCTATAAAAATACCTTAAATTCTTGTTATGGGTTTCATAATGATAAAAATGTTGCAAATATAGGTAGCTACTATAATCCGAATGACAACAAATATTATAACTTGGATGAAAATAATAGTATATCCAACAATGATGAAGTTCCTAAGTTTACTCGCTCGCCTCCTCTACGTTATCAAATGCCTAGGTCCGCTCCAAATAATCAAAATAAACGGAAGTTATTATTTTCGTATTATAATAAGTAGACGTAGTAGTCGAAGGATTATAGTCATATTCCTTCGGCTTGCGCCTTCGGAATATAATCGGAAAACTTCGACTCGCTACGTTGTTATGCCACTGCGCAGTATCTACGTTTTCCTCCAGAAAACTTCGGCTTCCACCTATGTAGTTCTGGATGAACTCCTTCGGCTACCTCTATCGCTGCGCAAGGAGTTCTATTCCTTCGACAATGCTGCGCATGACTACGGAATATAATCGGAAAACTTCGACTCACATCGCTTCGTCTACATTTTCCTCCAAATCACTCACTCATTTCATAGTGACTTCGTCTACGGCTCGCAGCACTTCCCGTTTTATTTTTTTTAATGGAAGTAAACCTGCATTAAATAAAAATTTATAAAATGTATCATTTTCAAAATATATATTTTTTCCTTTATGTGATGAAATATTACCAATTTTTAAAAAACAATCATTATTTGTAAAATAATCGGTCATTAATAATTCAGTATTATGTACTAAACTATCTATATCCTTTATAAGATGTTTTTTTTCATTAATTAATTTATTTAATATATATGTTTTAGATGTTTTTAATCCAAACAAATAGGATTGGTAATGATATCTTATTTGGGTAGAATCATTATATCCATAAAGATCAACAGATGTTGAAATCATGTTATTAAAAAAAGGATATATATTTCCACTAATAATGATAGAATCGTTAGAAAACACTATATAATCATAATTTGTGTAATTATAGTTATTTAGAATGTATATCCATTTACCAAAATCTAATAATGCTTTGTCATTTGGAACTTCGTAGTATTTTGTAATTTTGTCTAAAGTATTTTTTTTTAATTCAGCATTGTATAATGCGTCTGACGAATTAATTATTATAATATCATTATTTTTAAAAACAAAATATTGTAAATTATGTTGCGTGCTTTGCAATTTTAATAAGGAATCTGTGTTGCATGCAATGATCGTTAATATTTTCTTCCTATGTATTGAAGGATTATATTGTTTTTCTTTCATATTTTGTATAGTTTTTTCGATCATTTTATGATCATATGATCTATCATCAGTTGAGTTAACATTTTTTATTTCTTTGTTAAAATAATAATTATTATTATTTAAATTAATAATAGGTGCATCATAGAGTGATTTATTAAAAGGTACATGTTTTATCATAGTTTGTATTTGTTTATTTCTTGAAACATTTGAATTAAATATACCATTAAGTTTCATTACTATTACAATATATAATATTTTTGGAGGAAAATGTAAATTTTACGTTTGATATTATTATTATTATATGTTATTATATTATAATGAGTTTGGAAGAAATTGTAGATAATTCAAGAACAGACAAAAATACAGGACATTCATATTTGCCTCTTTATCAACAATTGTTGATAAGTAAAAAGGAAACTGCTAAAAATGTTTTAGAAGTAGGAATATGTTCTGGAGGAAGTATAAAATTATGGTCTGATTTTTTTACAAATGCGAATATTTATGGATTAGATATTATGAATATTAAGGATGTTTGGGAAGGTATTATAAATAATGAAAAAATTATATTATGCACCTCAGTTGACGCATATAATACTGATTTTTTTATTAATAATTTATTAAATAAAAACATAAAGTTTGATTTTATGTTAGATGACGGACCTCATAGTTTAGAGAGTATGAAACAATTCATAAAATTATATTCAAATATAATGACTGATGATGGCATATTAATAATTGAAGACGTTCAATCGTGGGATTGGATTGATATACTTAAAAATGAAGTTCCAGATCACTTAAAGCAATTTATAAAAACATACGATTTAAGACCAAATAAAAATCGTTACGACGATATTGTTTTTACAATAGACAAATCTAATATCTAAATATAATTTATTACACCTTTTCTCTGAAATGATAAAATGTGTAATCCGTAGAAACCCACTA